ATGGATAACGTTACTGTATACGGCATAGCTATCACGCGGACAGCTTCCTGTGATATAATTGAGGCTTGCCTTACGAACGTTGCTTTCTTTGTTGTTAGCATTGTTTTAATTAACGTTGTTTGCAAAATATTAGAATTGATTATAGAGGAGACTGTTTGAATGTCAGTTAATCGCTTCATAAAATGCTGTGCGTGGGCACTCGTGAGGATAACGGCTTGGGAAAGTCTGACGGGGTGGGGCGGTAGTCTATGAGTGGTAGAAAATGCGAAAGATGTTTTAATGAGAAGTTAGGCTATTGTCCCTTTGATTTTGCTTGTCAGGATAGACCGTGGGAACGTTTTGGTAAGGTTAAAAATGCTTTGGGTAAAGAAAATGAGTTATTGGAGAAAAAATAATGTTAGGCACTTTTGCGGGTTTTTTGGTTATGTTCTGGGTTTTCGTCTCTATTGAGAGGTCAATATGATAGTCGGTGCTATTCCTGCTTATGTTTCTGCTGTGGATTATATCCCGCCTGCTTTTGGCTTTGTCTTTTGGCTTTCGTCTCTTTTTTTTATTGACTGGCTTGAAAAAAGGAGTGGGAAATAATGTCTTTTACCTGTTATGAATATCCGTATTGCGAGGTTCTTTGTCAGTTCAGAGCTGGGGCATTTAATGACTTTGCGGGTCTTTACGATTACTGCCAAAAGTTTACAGGGAGCGAGGCACCGTGCATGGAATCTTATATGAGTTGCGAATTATACGCACCTAGTATAGATACTGTGTATATACAGCAATGCGACACTACGGATTTTTACAACGACTTTAACAATGCGGTTAACAACAAGGCAATGGGTGTTTTTTTGACAAGCGTAATGGCGGGAATTCTCGCGGTTCGTGCCGTTATCAAGGTAATAAAGGGGGCAGTAAGATGATGTATAAACTTTTCTTGGGCGTCAATAGGTGGGCGCAGGAGCGTGTTAAAAATGGGTAAAATCACTACAATAGATAGTACTACGATAGACAGTAACTTAACGACAGCGGCTACTTTTGCTATCGCGTTGGTTCTTGGCATTGTTGCTATTAAAGTTGTTATAAAGCTAATAAACAGAGCTGCGGGTAAATAATATGCGTAGCCTGTTTATTTTTGTTTTCTTGCTGCCTCATTTTGTGCTTGCTGCTTTTTCCGTGTCTGGAACGAGATTTTCCAGCGGCGAATGTGATAATTGCGATATAGAGTGCAGATGTACTATTAGAGATAATGGTAATGATACTTATACACTGTGTGCGGGGAGCAAACATAGTGATATCGAGTGTCGGGATATTCAATTTCCTTCGGGTGAATTTGTAATTAATATAACCGGTACCTGTTCTTTAAGCGGTCGCGGTGGTGATGGTGGCTGGTGGGACGGCGTTACTCCTTGCTCTTGTTCGGGGACAGCTTCTCACAGCTTCCCATATATTAACTATATAAGCTGGTCTATGTATCCTACTTGCTCTAACTCTGGCTATATGTGCAGCGGTATAAATAATGGGTTTAGAATAGTTACATCTTGTAATTTTTTCTTTGACGAAAATTGCGAAGAATCACAAATCGCTACAATAGATAGTGCCTTTTACACTGGCACACACTCAAACCCACCGCGTTACGAGCTTTTCCAGCTTCCTTCTAATTGCCCCAAAACAGTAGTCCCCGTGTCCAGCTTACCAAATAGCTCTTCCCCTGCCATTGACAACAACAACCAGCTTAATGTAGCCGTATCGCTTGACGGTGAGGGCAATTTTGTAAGTGAGGGCTGGAGCAACGATTACACGCAGGCTATTTTTGTCCCTGCTGAGCAAACACAGGAGCAGTTGGGCTGTGCATCCGCTGACCCTGACGGTTATTTTGTTTTTTGCAGCGATGTTAGCGGCTCGGGTTCTCCGCCAACGCATACAGTTTGTAGCGGTCTGCCTTGTCCTGGCAGTGGTGGTGGTGGTGGGTTTCCGTCTAATAGACCCCCTGACGATGTGACTATTTTTACTCCTAATCCTGGCGGTGGCGGTAATGGCAATGGCGGTGGTAGTAGCAGTAGCGGCAATGATTTTAACTCCAACCTTACCAAGTGGGAGGATATGTTGAAGCGTGTCATTCCACAGTCTATCCCTAATCCTATACCGATGCTGACTAAAATCTACGATAAACTGGTAGAGTTTAAAGGCTTTGTCGTTGAATTGTTTGAGCCGCAGGACGACCCAGATGTAGAGTTTGATTTTGAACCTGACGATATGAAACTTGATAGCTTGGATATTGACATTGACACTAATTTTGTTTTAGATACTATTCCTGAAATAGATACTAAATGGCTGGATAGTTTAGCGAATACATGGGACATAGAAAAGGCATTAGACAGTTTAAGAAAAGAGCAAGATAGTTTAGTAGAAAAAGAGGGTGATGCCATTATAGATAAATACAAAAAAAAGTTAGACAGTCTAAAACCTGATACGGCAAAAGTAGCAGATAAAACAAAGGAAAAGGTTTTGGAAACCTTTAAGGATATGGCAGACAAAATTAAAGAGGCGGTCGCCAAAGGACTGAAACCTATTGAAAAAATGCTGCCAAACGGTGACGGTGGTTGTAGTTGCCTTGAGGATAGTTTTAAAGGGCTTCAGTTTGGCATAAAGAAAGGCAGTGGCGTTAATGTTGGAGCTATGGGCAATACTAGCCTTATCTGTGACAATATAGCCACGGTTCGTAAAATAATTATGGTTATCGTGGCTGTGTCCAGCGTAGGAATGATTTTAGCAACTTTGCGAGGGAGGTAAATAATGCCAGCTTTTTTGGTTCAGTTCGCGTTATGGATAGGTAGAGTTTTATTTTCCAAATTGATTCCTGCTTTTTTTAGAGGGTTTTGGAAAATCATTAATATGACATGGGCACAGGTCGGGGGCTTTCTTTTAAGATTTTGGAATAGAATTTGGGCGCTTTTTGTTAAATTTATGAACGTATTAACGGGGGGGCGTTTTAGAACATTTTTTGATAGAGTCATTATTCTTGCTATTGCCTTTAAGGATTTTCTCGTAGGTTTATTTAAATCTTTTATTCGTAATGGCGGCGCTGGTAGTGCAGCTTCTTTCATAGGGTCTAAACCTATAATGTTATTACTAGGTTTTATTGCCATTTTTTTTGCTGATTTTCTTGCGAACTATTTCGGCTATTCTTTTATGTCAATAGTCGTTTATGTCATCGTTGCTATTGTCTCTACTGTTATGGCGTGGTGGCTTGACTTTGTTTGGACTTTGATAGATTTTTCGGCGTTAATTAGTCTTATGGAGTATTGGTCCGGGCTTCCTACTTGTTTTACAGAAGTTGCCTTAGCCGCTGGTTTAGGTGGTGCGTTAAGTGCTTTATTTGCCACTGCTGCGGCTTGCGTTACGATAACTTTTATTCAGTCATTTATACGGAGGTAATTTTTTATGCATAGCTATTTGTTTTTTAGTTCTTTTTCTATCGCATCGTCTATTTCTTTGCCCTGCTTTTCTTTTGTTTCTTGGCTATCGGGGTTATTTGACTCAGTAGCTCTTCGGTATGCCGATATAAAAAGAAGTACGGTTAAAGCAAGTCTAAACCATTCTTTTTCCGTTACGCAAAGAAATATACTTAAAGCTGTAAATAAAACTACTATATTTAGGTTGGTTGTAGAGCATATTATTAAAAGAAAGACTACAAGTAAAACTGTTTTCCAGTTTGGTAAAACGGCTTTCCAACCTTCATTTTCTACAATTACGAATGTACCAGCGATCATAATTAAAATTATTAATATAGCAAACAACGCTAGCACAAACCCTAGTCCTTTAAAAAATCCCTTTTTCACTTCTTCGCCTTCATTCATACCCTCAATATACAAAACTCACGGGGGTTTAATATGAAAAATGTCATTAAATGTATTAAAGAGGATTTCAGGAAGTGTATTTGCTTTTTGGAAGAACCCAATATTTGCGTAATTCTTTTCTTTCTTTATCTTTGCTTGGGGTTTTTATGGCATATTATTTAAGCTTGAATAGGGTCATTAATCTCAAATGGGGTATACTATGATTTACCTAATTGAGGGTGTCCCCGGTAGCGGCAAAACCACCTACGTAATGCAGAAATATTTCTTGCCGGCTTTCAAAAAGGGCAAAAGGATATACACGAATATATCGGGCTTGAACCTTGTCAATATGTGCGCTCTTTACGAGATAGACTATGACAACATAGACAATGTTACGTTTATTGACCCCGCAAAGCAATACGAATGCCAAAGAATGTTAAGCATGAATAGCGAGCATAATTCCCTGCTTATCCTTGACGAAACGCAGAACTATTTTAATAGCAGGGATTTCAAGGAACAGGCAAACCGTGACGTAATTCCTTTCTTGACCGAGCACAGGCACTATGGTTTTACGGTTGTTGCCGTTACGCAGAGCATAGACAGCGTGGATATAACGTTTAGGCGGCTTGCCAGTCAGGTAATCAGGATTACTAACATGGGTTTTGTCGGGGCAAAAAAGACGGCAAAATTGCATATTTACGAAAGTGCGAATACAGACCGTGCCCCCCTTGCCACATCTGTTTTTACTTATGATTTGAGGATATTCAAATGCTTTAAAAGCGTTGAGGAAAATATAAAGATAGAGCACACTAAATTTGTGTTCCCTAAAAAACTGATACTGGTTTTTCTCGTTCTGCTTTTCTTTATATTCGCTTCCAACAAATTAAGCAAAGGATTTATGGGAGACAAGAAAAAGGAAGTCAAGAAAACGGAGCAGGTAGCAAAACAACAAATGAAAAAGGACTTGGAAATTAAAGAGGGTAAATTATGCTTTGGCAAAGACTGCAAAAAATAATTATATGCCTAGCTCTAGCCCCAGCCGCAATTTGCGGCGGGGCGGCGGCATTCGCTGCCCCTGCTGAAAAGCCGTTGGTGGAAATGAACTATACGAGCTTGGGGGAATTGGCATCGCGTTACTGCGAGGTGTATAATTGCGAGGTTGATTTACCCCCTGCCGTTATGGCTTACCCTATCATAGTCCCCTTTTACAGCAGCGAGAGCAAAACGTATCTTGAGGCACAGTTGAGGGCAGTCGCTTTTGAAAAAAATTATTCTTGCAAGTTGGGCAAGGATAGGATTTCCTGTGTTGAGAAGAAAAAGAGCGTTCCTGTTATAGATAGCTCTAATGCTTTGTGGAAAGTGAATAGAGTTGATTCGGACGAACTGGAACTAACTCGTAAAATTATCATTCATAATCAAGGCATTGACCAAGGCAAGGACAAGGATTATTTTACGCTGGATAGCATTAAATTAGACACATCGTCATTGAAGCCGTCTAACTATTTATACACAGTCAAGGTTTTGATTAAAATAACGAATTTTGATTTAAGCTACAAAAAAATAGGGGCTAGTTATATTAATGATTATTATGTTGCGGATTATTCCGCAGGCTATTTGAAATACGGCTCTACTGTCAAAGATTTGACTACTACGCAGACTGCAGAGAATGGCACGCAGACAGCCTCGTATAAGGACAAATTGCAGGGCTTGCAGATAGAAGGTAGGCAGATAACGGTTACGGCAAATGACAGGGATTTAGGCGTTTATTTATTCGGTGGAACTCAAATTCTAGTACAAGTTCGCAAAGAATGTAAAGCATCGGTTCGTTTGTTTTGGAATTGGGGTTTTGATTTGGGGTGTGGTTTGGTGCAAACAGAAATTTTTATTTCTCTGGAGTAAAAAAAAAATGGATAAATCCTCTGTTTCTTTGCTTATATCTTACCTTGATTTATGTTTTATCATTTGGCTATTTTGGGGAAAAGAGAAATGAGAAATCTCTATTACTTTTTAGGTATTGTTCGGCAAATTGTCTTTCTTTTGTGGAGGTTAAAATGAAAATAATTGAAGAACTGGTATTATTTAGGGAGGTTGTCAGATATTCTGTTTCTCAGATAATACAAATAAAAGCCAGTGAATTAAACGAGCTGCATAGGCATCATCCGAAGTTAGAAAGATTTCTTCGGCGGCGTATAATACCGACTGGGTTTATTTTGCTAGATGAGGAAATGTTATGATGTGTTTGGATTCCTTGCCTGTTTATCCCTTAGCTGATACTTTGGCGTATTATTCTGGTTTTAATTTTGGCATTTATCACGCTAGAGATTTTTTAACCAATGAGCAAAAACTGATTTTCTTTTTCTTGGGTTTGCTTTTTGGGTTTGGTATAGATTTTTGTTTTTTCGTTTGGAGGAAGCTAAAATGAAAGAAATTTTAATTGAAAGATTTGTTGAAGCGACCACAAGTTTATGTAAAATTTATGAATATAGCCAAAGAAACGAAAAAGTTTTTTTGGAAAGAATATTCTGCGAGGACGCTGCATGGGATTACGCATGTGAGCTTATTCGCAAAAGTGGAGAAGAAGAAGGCATTATTTATTACAAAAAAGTAAAGCATATATGCTGCCAGAATTGCGAGCATTTTAAAAAAAGCACTTTCCGAAAATGTTTTATTAACAATGGTAGTGTTTGGACTAGAGAAAATTGGTGCATGGATTTTAAAGTAAAAGAGGGGGTTTTGTAATATGCTTAATATTAATTTTGACGTTATTCGTTTTGTTATGCTTAATGACCAGAAGCATTTAAATCATAAAAATTTGCTTGCTATAAATACGAATACTTCCCGCAAAAGGGATTTAATGAAAAATATTAGGAGGCGTTAAAATGATATCTGTTGTAATGAAAATTATAGAATGTGCAGTCGCTTGGTTAAGCGAAAATTACCATATAGAAGTAAAGGAGCATTTAAACGGCTATGGCTTTACCATAAAGCTACGCCAAACAAACAAACAATTAACAAAATGGTAAGAGAAAAAACGGCTGTTAAATGCGTACTAGAGGACTAACAAAATACAGGGGCACAGGAGACGTATATAGGGGAAGCAGATGATAGAGATGGAAGGTTTGGACAAATGGTGTGCCTTGCGTTTAGCAAAATGAGGCTTCTTTTTTTTTATTTATCCGTTAAGGAGAAATAAATAAAAAAAAAGATATATGTATGTAGCGGTCTTAAAGGGGAATAGATAAATAATACGATATATAGACGCTAGACGAAAATATGACGGATATCACATCTACAACACGTGCCCGGGCTTGTCACTTAGGCACGTGTTGTAGGTTGTAGAACTCATTTAATGGGGAACGTGAATAATGATAATATGGGCTTTATTTGATAGTGAAAACGACACCGTGAAGAAAACGCTCTCGCAATTTGAAGGTGTTGAGGTTTATTCGTTTGGCATCGGTTTGGGTGCTTCTCATATTCATTTGGATTTGTCAAATTTTGAGCTTGCTAGGGTTGAACTGGATAAATATCCTAAACCCGACATTATTTTCGCTTCCCCACCCTGCGAAGTTTGGTGCTTTGTTTCCGTTGGCGTTAAAAGGCATTACACAATTGAACCAGGAATTAACCTATATTGGAAAAACAAATGGACTGCCTTTAATTTCACTAATAAGCATATTGAGCGCCTAAAAAATGGAATATCCACCCTTGAAACTATTTCTAAAATAATTGAGTGGTACAAGCCTAGATATTGGTTTATAGAAAATGGCACACGTTCCCTCGCTTTTGCTTACTTAAAGGAAGTGTTAGGTCTAACTGGGTATAAGAACCTGACTAATTATTACTCTTACGGTTTTGATTATTTTAAACCCACTACTATTTACTCAAACATTCTTTTGCAGCTGCAAAACAACAGCCCAAATACAGAGCTTGTAAAACTTAAAAATCACATAAGTGGTTATACAAAACTTCAGTTATCCAAACTTCGCTCAAAAGTTCCTAGTTGTTTATATTTGGATATTTTTGAACAGGCAAAGTTTGGCGGTGTCCCGCTGCTCAATTTTTCGTTTGGAGAAATTTTATGAGTGGTAAAGAATCTAAAAAAAATCGTATAGCTGGCAGAAGTTGGCAATTAATTCTTCCTGCGGAATGGGATAATATAAATGGAATAAAAGCAGTTTGTAAGAATGTTAGTAGGAACTACTATTATATACTTCATAACAATGATACTAACGAGCTTGGGGATATCGTTAAACCTCATTGGCATTTGCTCATGACTATGGGTAGTAGCCGGGATTTGCCCACTATGCAAAACTACTTTAAGGACTTTCCTGAACTTTTAGAAAATTCATTTGAAAAAATCGGCTCCATACATTGGGCTAAGCGTTATTTAGTTCACGCTGACGACCCTGCAAAATATCAGTATAACATAAATGACGTTGAGACCAACGACATTGCTTATAGGGATTTGTTTATTACTTTTACATCTAAAATAGAGGAAGTAAAATATTTAGAGGAAGTTTTAGACCAAGCTGGGGAAATAGAGACATTTTCAAAATTTCGCTCTTATTTTACAAATCAGTTGGCTTCAATGAATAATAGCAGTCGCATTAACACATTAATAAAGCTGGAATACTACTGGAAGGAAAAACAGAACAAAGATAGTCTAGCGAAGCAGTACGACAAAACCTACACTGAAATAAATTCAAATTACGAAACGAATAAAAATAATGACGATTTGCCGTTTTAATTTATTCTATAAAACTGGCATGGATTTTGTAACGTATAATCTTGACCCATGCGTAATGTCGTTTTCCCCTGTGCATTATTCACGTGCGTAAATAAAGATGGTAGCGTGTGGGTGTGTCGTACCGATGTTCTGCCGTTTAAAACTTTGAGCCTTGGCGTTCGTTTATAGTAGGGTGGCTTTTATTCGCGTGCGGTGCAAAACATCAAACAAGCGAGGTATAAAATGAATGTTAAAAAACGTTCTTATGTAGGCGTGGATATTTCCAAAGATAGTTTTAACGCTTATTGGGAAAACTGCGACAAAAAATATTCCAATGACCGGAAAGGCTGGAATATGCTTTTAAAGGAAGCTCCGGTAAATTCCATAATCACTATGGAAGCTACTGGAAACTACCATTACAGGTTAGCTACTTATGCAAAGCAAAAAGGCTACGATGTAAAGGTTTTCAATCCTTATAGCGTTCGTAGTTTTATTAGGTCTCTCGGCTATAAATCCAAAACGGATAAAATAGATGCTCGTTTAATTCATAGGTTTGCTATCAATGAGGAAAATGAGCGCTTGCCGTTTTATGAAATTATGCCGCCAAAGCTTGTTAGGGCTAGGGTAATAGTTTCGCTTCTTAACAGGGTGACCGTGCTTGAAACAGCTTGCAATAATGCCAATCATGCACATAGTTTTGTTGTTGGCAAAACTAATGATTTGTTGGGTATTATGTCTAGCCTAGTTCATACCTGCAATGATTTTCAGGTAGAATTGGAAAAAGAGTTATGCAATATTGCTCGTGATTTATACCCTAGCCAGTTTAAGCTATTGCAGACAATCACCGGAATAGGTGCTAAAACTGCCGCTGTCCTTCTCGTTTCTGTAAAGGACATAACCTTTTTTGAGACTTCCGGTCGTTTATCTTCTTTTTGTGGTTTGACGTCTAGGCATTTGGAGAGCGGAACTACTTTAAACGTAAATGGCGGTATAGTCAAGGTTGGCAATCCTTATTTGCGGTTTTTGCTTTTCAATTGCTCCAAATCTGCCATACAGTGGAACAAGCCCTGTACGGCTCTTTACAATCGTTTGAGGGCAAAGGGTAGTTTGCATATGGTTGCGACTGTTGCGGTTATGCATAAACTTATTAAACAGGCTTGGGGCGTTGTTAAATCTGGCGAGCCTTTCCGTAATGGAAAATTAGCCTTATCGTAG